AGACCTCAACCAATTTCAGATTGGTGTTAATGGTGTTTTGGTGGGCTATCTACCTTTTGGCAAGGTGGCTCAGATTCAAGCCTTGTTTCAGTTTCCGCATGACTCGTTGACCGACGACGAATTGGCATCGATTGCTTTACAAGCCGAACAGGTGCAAGGCCATCCCGTCGAAGTGCAGCGACCAGAACAGCACTCTCGCAAGTTCTACGAGGATGCTTTGGAAGCGATCGCCAAGGAGGAATCGGAAGATGAGTAATCTTGAAGATGAATTCTTTTCGCTCGTCGAAAGGCCACTGAATACCAAGCCGGTGCTAGTCAACGGCAAAGAGTATGTCTTGTATGAGCTGTCCGAAGGCGATGCAGCCGAAATGGAAGTCGCGATGCAAGACAAGAAGGGCAAATACGAATGGTCTCGCCATCGTCGCGTTCTAGTCTCGTATTGCCTGCGAGACAAAGAAGGTAATCGCGTTATTAGCGATCCTGACAGGCTCAAGAGCGTGCCAAATCAAATCGTCAGCAAGCTTTACGAGGACTGCCTTGCGTTGTCCTCATACAACGCCAAAGAGATTGAGGACTTGGTAAAAAAATCCGATCCAGCCCAAGGCTAAAGGTTGCCTTTCGGCTGGCGTTGGCTTTTGGCATTGCGGATCCGCTCCGGTGGGTTCGCTCGATGCCTGCGGGACAGCTTAATCAGTGGGTTGCTTGGGACAAGGTGGAGCCAATGGGGGAAGCTTGGTTACAGACAGCGACATTGGCACACGCAACGCACTTGGATCTATTCGTTCGGGCCGGCAAAGATTGTCCAGAGATCGAGGAATTCATGCCAGCTAGGTACGCTCGCAAAAAAGTAAGCCTAAAGTCGATCCTGATGGATGGCATGGATACCGCAAAAGAAATGGCCGGACAGGTCAAGGCAATGTTTGGATTTGGAGGTAAGTAGATGGCTCAAACGATCAACATTGCAAACATTAAGATCGGCATGGATGTTGACGAGCTAAAAAAAGGCGGCATGTTTACGCGCGGTGAGTTGGCATCCATTACAAGGCTTGCCAAGGAATCGATCGATCCTTTTGATCGGTACGCAACCGAAATGGAAAAGCTTCAGCGAGCCTATAATGCAGGCGGATTGAGTGCTGAACGCTTCGCAGCGATTCAAGATACTCTTTCCAAAAAGCTTGGCGTATCGATCCCAGTTCAGAACGTCGCGACATACTTGCAAGCCATCGAGCAACTACGCATCAAGGTTGCAAACGGGTCGATGACGACCGACGAATTCAAACGAGTGCAAACAAACTTGCAGGCTCAACTAGGGCAGACTACCAGAGCCGTCAACGAGCAAAAGACTGCAATAAGCAACCAGCAATCCGCAATCAGTTCTATCAAAAATCTTGCGATGACCTACGCTGGTCTAAGTGCAGCAGTTTCGGCGGTCAAAACATCGGTCAAGCTTGCGGCGGAAATGGAGCAAACAAAAGTTGCCTTTGGAGTCATGACAGGCTCGGCGGCTCAAGCGACCGAGCTGCTAAATGACTTTAAGGCACTGGACATTGAAAGCCCGATTAACTTTGCAGACTTCGCAAGAGCCGGGAAAACTATGCTTCAGTTCGGCGTTCAAGCCGATGCACTCAGGCCAACGCTTAGCAGGCTTGCAGCGATCTCTTTAGGCAATGCCGAGCAGTTTCAATCGCTTGCATTGGCTTTTGGTCAAGTGCAAGCCAACGGTCGGCTAATGGGTCAAGAAGTCTTGCAGATGGTGAACGCTGGTTTCAACCCGTTGCAGGAAATCAGCCGAACGACCGGCGTTAGCATGATCGAGCTAAAGAAGCGAATGGAGGACGGTGCTATTAGTGCTCAAATGGTCGCAAAAGCATTTGAGACGGCAACGAGCGAAGGCGGTCGATTCTACGGCATGAATCAGCAACTTGAAGGCACGGTGTCGGGTCAGTTCGCCAAGCTTGAATCTGAAATAAAGGCGGCATCGATCGCGCTCGGTACGGCGTTGATACCGCTCGTTCAACAGCTAACCGGATTACTCAAGGATGTTGCATCAAGTGCGACTTCCGACGAAAAAACAGTCGGCGGTTACTTTATGTTCCTGACTGAAAAAGCATCGACTGGATTTGCGGCGATGACAAGCGGACTGCGAAATATGACAGCCGAGACGATGCTTTCTAGCATGAGTGTTACGGGTATGGTAAGCAATCTGCTTTCTGGCCGTCGAGGTGCGTTGGATGACTTTTTAGATTCGCTCGACGATCAGGAGGAAGCAGAACTTGACGCAGCAGCAGCATCGATCAGAGCCGAAGCGATGAAAGCAGAAGCAAAGACCAAAGCCAATGCGGAAGCAATCGCAATGGCGGAAGCAGCGGCGAAGCGTGCTAGCGACGAAAAGGCTCGACTGTCAGAGCTTGAGAAGTCTACATCGCTCTACAAAGATACCGGCAAAGCTATGTGGGATCTTCGCGAAGAATTTGACAAGCTAACGCTAGGCGAACAGGCAGCACTTGAGGCGAAACAAAAACGAGCCGGATGGATGGATCAAGACATCGAGCGGTACAGGCTGTTTAAGAATCGCGTTGATGAGGCTCGCAAGGCTCAAGAATTGGAAGCGGACGCAGCGAAGCTTAAAGAGGAAATGACAAGCCCTCAAGAGAAGCTTCAAAAGGAACTGCAACGATTGGAAGCAATGAAGGCACTCGGGCCGGATAAAGGCATCAATCAGCAACAGTTCGACGCTCTTTCAATGCGAGCGGCTGAAAGATTCCAATCGAAGGAGGATATCGCTAAAGATATCGCTCCTGCGCTCAAGGCAGGCACCAAAGAAGCGTTTCAGTTCGTCCAGCGTGAAAACCTTCAGGCCAAAGAGAAAGCAGAGCAAAAGAAGATGCAAGAGCAATTGCTTGCTGAGGCTAAAAAGGCAAACGAACTTGCTGCGAACGCTCCGTCAGTGCGATTTGCGAGGTAACACATGGCAAATGAATTAGTTGGTGCAGAGCTTCGCAAAGGATCCGGTTTTTGTCGCAAGGGCCAAGGGTTTCAACTGATCTTTGGTGAGACTTGGAACTACCGGGTAAAGACCGATCAGGTTACAAGCAACCGCTTTGATGTGCTTTACAACACTCCTGGACTGCCTCGAGCCGGATTGCTTTACGGTCAATTAAATCTTGTTTGCGATGAGGTTTCATGCGAGCGAGAAGAAAAACACGCCTTGTATTGGAACGTGACGGCTCGATTCCAAACAGGCTCGGAAGAACAAAAGCAGAACCAAGAGCAAAATCCAGATCCTGCAACATGGATACCAGTCTTTCGGATCGATTCGTTTACCACCAAAGAAAAGATCCTCAGTAAGGATCGCAGCAACCCGGCTAAATACCCGGTCAACAGTGCCAAGACTCCCTTCGATACGCCACTGACGCAAACTAGCTCGCTCTGCCAATTCTCGTTCGTTCAGTTCGAAGATGCCGGGCAAAAGCTAAAAGATTTCTTGGATCGAAACGACACGGTTAATCAATCAAGTTTCGACGCTATCGGCCAGGTCTTCGCGGCTCGGACGTTGTTGCTAGAAGTGCAAGAGGCGGAATTAGGTTCCTACGCTGGCTACTCTGCGTGGCGGGTCAAGTACAAGGTAACCTACGATCCCGACACACATGACGAGGTGCGAGCCGACATTGGGCCATTTTATCTCGACGGTGGCAACCGCAAGCGATACATGGACGACACAAATACATTCCCGATGGTGGGGCCATTGAACGGATCAGGGGCCAAAGCGACTGACCCGGCTGAATTGTCGTTTCGGGTCAAGAAAGAAATCAACTTCTCATCGTTTATCAGGACATCCTAGAATGGCCAACGAAACGCTTTACGCTTTCAACGAGTCAGACAGCCAAGCTTTGCTTCAAAGCATCGGAGCGAAGGCCTCAGGCGGTCAGAATGGAAACGATCACGTTTCAACGGCGGATACTATTCTGGCCTTCGCGACTAGCAACCTAACTGCAAGGGTCGGCAATACGCTCGGGACAGGAACAGCTAAGGCCAAACAGATTTCATCGACAGCGGTGCTAAGTGATCTTTTCGATATCAACGTGGTAAATCCTGCGGCATCGGTCATTGTCAGCGGCTCTGTGCTGATCTGTTTTCGTGTTGGGTCTCGTTGGGTCGCTGTGGAGATTTGCTAGATGAGTTGCTTCGGTAAGTGTGGTTGCGGTTGCTGTCTTGATCTTGAGGACATGCCATACACTTCGGTCTCGTTAATTTCACCAGTTGAAGATTGCGAAGGCGGTGGAGGTAATCCTGGCGGCGGTGTTGGTGCTGGTGTTGGCGAAGGTGAAGGCGATCCAGAGCCACCATCGGATAGTTTTTTGCAAGGCGCTTGCTGCTTTATTGCCGACTTCAATTTAGCTTGCCAACCATATGCCGAGCATTGCGGCTTATGGGCATCGCAGCACATTGAATACGGATACGCGATCGACACTTACAAGCCACTTGCGAGCTATCGCGAAACCTCAGGGGCTCACGAATGCTCTTGCATCAAGGTTCAAACGGAACGCTTCGACGTTGACCGAACAGACAAAATTTACTGGGTTGGTCGGAATAAGCTTGTAGGGCTCCGAGTGCATGTTGGAAAAGTAAACGTGACTTGCACAGGACAAGAGCAGGCTTGCAAGTTCTATATCGCTGTAACTTACATTTTCGAGACATGCGACTACGCACTGCTTTGGAGCGGCGGAGTTTCGCAGTGGCCAGAGTTCACCAGTTCGAGGCAATGCACAGGCCACTACAAAGACGGATCGTGCAGCTTTACGTCGAGCTTTAGCGAATCGTCAACGGTGAACAATTGCACCGATCTTTTGGCTCAAGATCCTTGGGGATTCTGTAATGCACTTGATCGGATCTACATCAGCAGAATCAAGCTTTATGATACGCTACCGACTGGCCAGGTCACGATCACAAATGCCGATTTACCGCCGGTCTCTTGTTGCGGTGGGTCAACTGGTTGCACTGTATCGGGTAGCCCTTGCGGTCTTAGTCTTGTCTCCAATTGCGTCGGCAATCTTCCGATGTATGACGGGCCGCCGATGGACTACTTTTGCCAAAAAGCCACAGGGCCAGAACCTGTTAATCCGCCAGGGTCGCCACCATATCCGGACAACTGCGAAATCACTATAGGATGCCCAACGATAAAACCAAAAGAAGAAATTCAAGGAGGTTGCGAAGGGTATGTTTTCCATGAGCAATCTGGATGTTACCGTCGAGAGTTTTTGGGAACTCAATCATACCCAGGATTTGATCAGTTGGTTTGCGGATACTGCGACACTGATGCAGGCAGGATTTATTATGTCGTCGCGGCTGGAGTCGCTTTCCCATGCGGTCAGGATCTTTGCTTAACTGGAGAATGCTGCATCGACTTGACATTGCAGACAACCGAGCCCTGCCAGGAATTTGCGTTTGCAGGTAATTCGCTATGCCAAGTCGATATCGTCGATTACACCTGTCAAATCGATCCAGTTCAAACATACGAAACGGGTGCATTCTGCTACAACCTACCTTCGGTCACGATTGAGTTAACATGATCGAGCGAAATACTAGATTCATTTACCCAAGCGAAGCACCAAGGCCACCAAGCAGGCTCGACCATTTTTCGTATGAGCAAAGACCGATTCAGAATCCTTGGATCGCTTTGCATGACGGCACAGTCTTTGACGCAAAGAGCCTTGCCGACTGGGAATTGTCAATCCCTCAATACGGATGCCAGTGCAAGGCGTTCTATCGGGCATGGAAAGCCGAAAACGCTCCTGACTTCTCAAGCCCCGAAGACCTTTTCGCTTGGGGCGTTAGACTTCATAATGCCGTCAACGCAAAGCTTGGCAAGCCACAAATCACGCTAGAGGAAGCTTACTCAATTTGGAGGAAAGACGATGGAAAGCAGGCCGAAAACAGCGGGACGGATCTATCTTGAGGAGCTCTGCAAAAAGTTCCCCGACGCATCAAACATTGGTCTAGCCAAGCGAGCCAAGCAAGAGCGACCGGAAACCTTCGCCTCAATTGATAATGCGAGAAGCATGATCCGCACAATTCGAGGTGCAATGGGCAAACAAAAAAAGAACCAAGCAACCCAACCAAGGCCCAAAGGAAAAGCCGGTCAAGTTCCGAAGATGCCACCATCTCTAGCAGAGGCTTGGGAACCCGTCCAGATTAACGCCAAACGCATCGCGATTATCTCGGATGTTCACATACCATATCACTCCGAAGTGGCCTTTGGTGCAGCGGTAAAGCGGCTTAAATCGATGAAGCCAGACTGCCTGCTAATCAACGGGGACTTCGCCGATTTCTACCAAGTCTCAAGGCATCAACGAGATCCGAAGCATCGGCGGTTTTCGGAGGAGCTCAAATCAGTCGTCGAGGGGCTTGAGTGGCTTAGGTCGGAGTTCCCGAAGATACAAATAATCTACAAGCAGGGCAACCATGAGGAACGCTGGGATGTTTTTATCTACAATCGAGCACCTGAAATCTATGATCTTGCAGCGGTGCGAATTGACGAGCTAACGCAATGCAAGCGGCTAGGAATCGAGATGATCGGCGATCAGTTGCCTATCATGCTTGGCAAGCTGCCTGTCTTGCATGGTCACGAATTAGGGCGGTCAATCTTCAGTCCGGTCAACCCTGCGAGGGGCGCATTCCTTCGGACGCATCATACGGTTCTAGTCGGGCACTCGCACCAAACATCGGGCCATGCTGACACCGACATGTTCCACTCAGAGACGTTTGTTTGGTCAACGGGTTGCTTGTGCGACATGACTCCACAATATGCAAGAGTCAACCGATGGAATCACGGTTTTGCTTTCGTCGAAGTTGCCAATGATGGCTCTTTCAATGTTGCGAATTTCCGTATAAACAAGCAGGGCGATATAAGGGGTGCATAATGAAAGCGATCATCCGCAAACAAACATGGCTTTTTCGCGACGACGCAAGGCCCGACGAATTTGGCTATTGCGACTTCGAAGGCGATCGAGGCCAGCCCAGGACGATCGGTATTTGGCCAGGTCTCGACGAGGGCCAAGAGCTTGACACTACGATCCATGAATGCCTACACGCAGCGTTGCCAGATCTGTCGGAGGAAGCGGTAACCGAGATCGCAACTGACCTTGCAGTGATCCTTTTGGCTCGTGGATTCGGGCGAATCTAGCTCGAAAACAAAAATTCTCTAAATCTTTTTTCCCTGCGTTTTCTTTGGTAAAACGCATCTTTTAGGGGAATTCTATCAATCTTTTTTTCGGAAATCCTCTTGAGATTTATTTGGCGTGGCGATAATATACACACGTCAGGCAATTGAGACTGACGACGCAAACCAAACGGAGACGATGACAGATGAAGACCAAGACTCACGAAGAAACAATCGAAAGCCATGTCGATTCAAACGTATCGATAGCAATCGACCAATCAGAGTCTTACGGCGGGCTTCGCGGGGCGTTTGATGCCTTTCGTCAAAACACAATCGATTCGTGTATCGAGGACGGATACGACGCAGATGAAGCACTCGACGCGGGAAGCTGTTTTTGCGTCGAGTTCAACAAGGCCGCTGGCACGGATTTTTAATCATGGCAATCGAGATCCGATTCACTACACGGGTGACCCCTAACGGATGCACGGTTACGATGGTTACTCCAGTGCGAACGAGAACAAAGCGATTTCGCAACAGCTACGGATGCTCAGAGATTTCAGCCAGGCGATGGATCAAGGAGCAAATTGACGGGTACCGCGAATACGAAGAGTCCCGCAAGTCCGAAGGCCTTGACACCTCAGCACGATTGTTTTTTGTCAACGGGCAGCTAACCAACTGACGAGCCGGTAACGGCGAAACCCTTCGGGGTCTTGGTT